CCAGGGAGAGCCCAGGGCCGGACGGTGTGCAATGTGGACGATGGGGATCTCGCCCATCGGATTAGGCCGCTGGGAGATAAGCCGGTCATTGATATACTCGCGGATTTCTTTTGAGGTCAATACCTCGACGTAGGTATTGACCAGGCGCTGACCGGAAGCATCGGTATTCCAGAACTTGTACTTTAGCTTGAATTCCTCCATCCTGCCCTTGTCGTGGGCATGCCAGCGGGGAAAGCTATGCTGAGGATTCAGGGGAATAAGACGGACGCGGGCAGGATGAAGTGCGCCGGAGTCGTCAAAGAACGCATCCTCGTGCGTGATCTTGATGAAGACGTCCCCCATGATAGATCCGCAGCTCCCGATATCCCAGAGGAACTTGTCCTTGTTGTTGTCGATCGTGAAGACGCGGTCGAGAAGTGCGGGAGTGATGTGCTGGTAGGCCCAGGGGACCTTGAAGGTAATGCCCTTAGAGAAGCAGAAGTTCGTCTTGAAATCCGACAGCGCACGCGCATAATTGAATACGAGCTGGGGCTCACCCGCAGCCTTGCGGTACATCCACTTAACTGATGGCCGAGATAAAACGCTGCGGCATTAGCGTAGCGAATCATTCGAGGACCGTGAATCTCAAACTCTTCCTCGGAAAGTTCTACCATTCCCAGAGGAGAGATCTGAACTGCTAGGTCCCCGCCAGAAGCGCGGGCACCTGCACTCGGAAAGTCCATTGCCATTGGGCATCACCTCCGCTCCATATGAGGACGACGGAGTAGATTAATCGATTACGGTCGCGGCGTTGGGCCGGTTGTAGTGCGCGCCGTCTCGCTCAACCGCGATATACTGGACCTCGGCCTCAGGCCCGGCACCTTCGGAGAAGTCACCCAGCATCGTCGGAGCCTGCGTCCACGCGGCCGAACCAAGGTGGGCACGCTCCTGCGTGACTTCCTGGGCCGTCTTAATATAGACGTTGGCGTTATGATTGGGACGGCCAGGCGCGGTCTGGTAGCCCTGCATCATGCCGATCATGAAGTCATTCGGAACTGCGGTGTCAGTCGCAACGCCCTCTTCAAAGCGGAGCGGGCCACGACCACCGGGCTGGTCCGGGGCCTGGACGACATCGTAGGAAGACCCGACGCGCTCGGGCGGGACTGCGGAGGGAGCGAGAGTCATTTCATATTCCTTACTTACGTACCGTTAACGCCGTACTTCTTGCGAGTGGTCACCGGAACGGCGTCAGTCCCGCTGGTGGTAATAACCGGAGCCGGTACAGTAGGCGCACCTGCTACCTGCCTCCCAGTATACTGGACGGTCCATCCCGCTGTATTCCAGGTGGGATCTTTAACTGCAGTAGCCATCGGCTGTCCTTACTCGGGAGGATTCCCCCCGGCTTCAGAGCCGGAGTCGATAATAGCGGCCGGGACAATGCCGGTCGCACCCAGAGCGACACGCTGCTGGTACTGGGCGGTCCAGCCGCGAGACCCGTTTGTCTCGAACGACGGGTCCGGGGAGGGAGTCGCGATTACCGCATTCCAAAACGCCATGATTATCCTATTCCACTCACTGAGTACTCAGGAGTCCCTGTTGCGATTAGCTTGATGGTGGTCCCGCCATTGGATGCGTACTGAGATCCGGCTAGTGGCTGATACGGGGAGTTGAATCCGTTCGCCGCCATTCCCTGCTGATACCAGAGACTGTCCACGCCGTCATTGCCTACTTCGAGAGTCTGGCCTGGCTCAACCGCGAAGCAGTCAGCCCCGCCAACGGTAGGAGCAGAACCGTTGGTGGTGCCGTAGATGATTCCCGCATCGCCAGGAGTGGCACCAGTAGGCTCCAGATTCTGGATACTGATGTCGTCGTATCTAGCGGTGAACGTAACCGTGGCAACCGTACTAGCCGCCAAAGTTCCATTCGCATCTTCAGTCGCCATTACGAAAGTCCTACCGCGATTCGCTGAGCCAGCGGAGTCAGGCCGGTAAGCGTAAACGGCGCTGCCGCATTAATTGAAGCCGCCGTGGTAAGCCCGGCCGCGATGACACACGCGTTGAGGTTGCCCGCAGCCGCCGTGGTGTTCCAGTTGGTGATGACGGCAGAGTTGACCGGCCCGGCAGCAAAGGTAGGCAGGGTTCCGGCAGCGGTGTTACCCACGAAGGCGACGTAGTATCCGCCCTTTGCGACGGAAATCGGGACGACGATCGGAGTGACGAACGGACCCGCAGTCTGCCACAGGGTGGACTGGTCGGCCGAAATCCCGGCAACGGCACCAGTCGCCTGCGAGATCAGGACGACGAAGTTCTGCAGGGCGGTCAGTCCGGTTCCGGCCGTGGTGACAACGTAGTCCAGGTTAGTGACCAGCGTGTCAGATTCAGTAATCGAGGTGAGTGAGCCGTAGAGGGTTCCCTTGACGGCAGGCTGGAAGGTGCCTGACGCGACGTTGAAGTCGATGGACTCAGTCAGAAAACCGGACGCAGTCAGCGCAGGACTGAACGAGGAGTCCGGACTGTTACCGGTCAGGGCTTCATTCCCGTTGGCCTGGACATTCCAGCCGACAGGCATGCCCTGGAGGTATACCGGGGAGGGAGCAGCAACTGCCATGGTTTCGTCCTATCAGAGTCGGGTTACATTAGCTACAATACGGCATTGGGAGTCGCGAGTGATAACGAGGCGTTGTCCTGGTTAATTGTACCGCTGACCGGCACCTGGAATTGCGGGAGAGGAACGGGTCCGCCATTGTGCAGGGCGATTGGCCAGATGTCTCCCTGGATCGACTGCACGATGAACCACTGGAGCAGGGCGAAGTCTGTTTCAGTCCAGAAGTCCGAATCAAGAATGGCGGCCAGGATAGTCGCGTTGTCGTCACCACTAAGGGTATCTGCGTCGTAGTAGTAGGCGACCAGAGAGGTGACTATGTCTGCACCGGTACCGCTGTCGGTCCCGAAGACCGAGGCAAGCAGGCTGACTATATCAGTCCACGCACCGCTGTCAGCTACTGACATCTTTGCCGTAAGAGAGCAAGCATCCAGGCCGGTACCAGAGTCAGCGGCGAGTATGCTGATACGAATAACAATGTCAGTGCCAAGTCCGGACTCTGCTCCGGAAGCATGAGCAGTGAGAGTAGCCGTGTCAATACCCGCGCCATTGTCTGCATCATACACAATGTGAAGGGATACAACAGCAGTGTCCGTGCCCGCACCAGAGTCTGTGTCGTGAACAATGACGTACGCGATGTCTGTCCCTACAGCGCCGTCACCTGCACCGGCCTGACCGACGTAAAAGTCGTCAAAGTAAATAACCTGACCATTTGTCAGCCCGCCAAGACCATACACAACTGGTTTTACAAGGGCGTTTCCCGGCAAGACAGTAAAATACTCTGTGAGCTGCTGCCAGGTACTATTAGCATTAATGTATGCCGCCCCACCGGTTTTGAATATATAACCTGCAGTACCGATAACCTCTTCGTAAAAATTGGCAGTGCCAGACGGACAGAGCATCCAGTACGAGAATAGGTATGTTCCGGCAGGCTGAAGACCGAGATTGTACAAGAATTCATTGTACGGAGTCACACCGCTGAGTCCAGTCGTGGAAGCGAGCGAGTGGGTTCCGGAGTGTGCGTAAGCCGTCGAATTCGCTATGACACAAAACGGTTCACCTGCTCCCCACGGTCCGGTGTCGCCACTCTCAAACCCTGGGTCGGTGACCAGGTTAGGACCAAGGTAACTGGAGTTTATCAGTACGGGACTTGTAGTCGCTTCAGTACCCGCGCCAGAATCGGTATCCGAAACCTTGATGGATACCTGAGTGTCAGTACCGGTACCTGTATCGGTACCAGCGGGGATTTTGATTCCGCCGGTATTAACGTCAGTACCCAGGCCGGTATCTGCCCCGTAAACAACGGTCGGGTAGATAGTAGTGTCGGGTCCTAGCCAGCCCTGGTCAGACCCGGCAACAGAAGACAGGTAGTACGAGCAGGCGTAGGGACTCCCCTGTCCCCAGCGAGCCCATTGCGGGACTGCCAGAGTACCGGTCGCTGGTGTCGTAATAGTCTCCAGCAGAGTACCGGCGGCATTGTAAATCCTGGCGGTAGCCTGGGCGGTCGTGGCGTTAAAAGTAACACCCATCTCGATGCGATACCAGGTATTGATTACGGGTGTTGTGGTTCCTGCTATCCCTGCCGTACCAGACACCGTAACATTCCAGTGCCCGTTAGAAGCAAGGTGGTACAGGAGGGCTGAGTGTGCGGAGGCATCACCGTAAATGAGAAGTGGCGTATCCTGCGCAGAGAATGAATTGAAATAGACATACGTTCGCGCGTACATGACCGTGGATGTACCGGGAGTATCCCACTCACTCCAGCCGGACGCTACTGAAAGATAAGACAGAGGACCGAAATCTAGCTGGGCATTGCTGTAAGAAAGCCCGGTGCCACTCAGGACATCAATGGCATCAGACTGGATGCCCCCGAAAACTGAACCAGAGTTCGCGACGGTCAGGGCAAGACCGTTGTTGGTCACTTCCCCGCCGTTGGCATTCTTGGCAAGGGTGAAGGACGTGTTAGGTCCGATCCAGCCCTGGTCCGACACTGCCAGGTTATCCATGTAGACGGTAGTCGTGCCGCTAACAGCGGCTGCAAGATAACCGAACTGCGCGCTGGTAAAGGGAGTCCAGGGCGTCGTGGACGTAGCAGAAACCGTCTCCAGCAAGTTACCTAGATTGTCGTACATCCTCGCGGTGATCGTGGACGTAGCGTAGCTAACCTGCGCCTCCGCGCGGTACCAGGTGTTAGCCGCATACGTGTACGTTCCGGTTACCTGAGGTCCGGCACCGCCGTAGATATTCAGAAGACCTGTCGCAGTAAAACCTATACGGGCAACTCCAGAGGATACGGTTACTACCTCTACAACCCAGCTTCCGACCGGCGTTGCAGCAAAATTAAGCCAGCATCGTGTCCAAAGATTCTCCGTCAGTGTCGGCGTATTCCAGTAAACGCCGCTGACGAGTGTAGTGGTCGCGGTGAACTGATAGCAAAGACTACCCGACTGGGCGACGGCATTGCTGTAGACAGGCCACTGCTGGTTGTCAGAATCAAAGGCGTAGCCGGACGTCCCGGAGTTCGCCACGCTGACAGCAGTCCCGTTAGTCCCGCCCTCAGCATTACTGAACCTGGTAAATGCCATCTAGACCCTTAGGTGATTACGGCAGAGCCAGCCTGGAAAATGACATCTTCTGCGCCTGAAGTGATCTGAACCCAGATGTCATAGTTACCAGCAGCCAATGCCACGACACCGGCTTCACCAGGGCCGACCATGGACTGGCAGATGTACGGCGCGCTCGTAGAGACCCACACAGCAGGCACCCAGTCTCCGGAAACCGGATCGACATTCTGGGCAGGGAACGCCATCTGGACGGTGTTGCCAGTCGGGTTGACCGCTGCCCCGATCGTTGCCTGTATGAACTGGGTGGACAGGTGCGACTGCGTCCAGGTGAACGGGCTCAGAGTGTCCTCAGGTGCCTCCAGGCCCGCGCCTGGCGTCCCCAGGGGGTTCACCGGGTCATACTTGAAGGGCCGGATCGTCCCGGCCACTGCAAGGCTGTACAGGCTCACGCCGGGGGCACTGGCACCGGGTACCGAGATGTCGAACTGCTGGCCCCCCAGGAAGTGCTCCGTCACGTGGTAGGTCAGGGGATTCCCGTCGTCCGTCACCAGGCCCGGATTATCCGTGGCAAACAGCTTGACGATCAGCAGGCCCTGGTAGATGTAGATCTTCCCGGTGTCCTCCATGCTGAATGCCCAGGGAGAGACGCCCGCGTCGACATACGGCCAGGTAGCGGTACCTACCAGACGCTGGAGGACGCGCCAGGATGAACCGGAGTCGGTCACCGTGAAGGCGGAGCTTGGCCAGAAGGTGAGGTACCCGCCAAGCGGGTTGGAGTCCGGGTCGTTATACTGCTGGTTAATTACGACATAGAGCTGATCGGACGGGAAGTTAAGGGCCTGCTGGGGATTGACCGGGGCAGGGATATTGTACTGGTCACGGGTGAGCGGGTTGACCGTATTCTGCGCGGTCGCGCCACGCGAATACCACATGGGCCAGATAGGACCGGACTCATCGTCAAT